AAATACCCCTCATTCAGATCATTTAAGGGTAGCTGTATTTGGATGTAGTTTTACATTTGGTGTAGGTATAGACGAAGAAGGAACCTGGCATGCTCAAGTAAAGAAACTTCTTAGAACAGATAAACCGGTTCAATTAATAAATTTAGGATATCCAGGAGGAAGTATTACTAAGTGTTTAAAAATGTTTAAATACTTAACAGACGTATATACAATTGATATTGCAATCTTCCTTCTACCAACACATTGGCGAGAAGAATACCCAGAACAGAAAAACCAGGTAGGTACGTGGTATTATAATTTAATTCCAAATGTACATCAACATCATATAGAAGAAAAATGGGAGCAGTTTTATACCTACGCTACAGAAGAAACACAGATATATAACGCAGTTCGTTCAGTTTCTCATATAGATGCAATTGCACAATCTAAAAATATAGAAACCTACTTTAGTACATGGGACTATCCTCTGTACTCTTATTTAAAAACAAACTACCTTACAAAAAAACAACTAGTACCGTATTTTGAGTTTATAGAAAATCATAAAAAAATAACAGACGGGTTTGCTAGAGACGGTAATCATCCTGGACCTTTGAGTCATGAACATTTTGCAAATCAAGTTACGGAACACTTAACTACTTTTTCTGAAAAAAGAACAGCAGTAAAATCACCTAAACTAATTTAAACTATTTATATAAAAATATTAAGAAATGAATACTACAAAATACACACTATCCTTTGATGCATCAGTAGATTTAGGATCTGTTCAAAAAACTTTAGAAGAATTACAACCAGGAGAATCTATCATTACATATAATACAGAAGATTCTACTTTTGAAATGTCTGAGATAACCTCTGTAGAAGTTGACCCAGATGTAGATTATGAAAAATATTACCAAGGTATCAAAATAAACTACCTTCCTCAGGTATTAACACTTGACTCTATTATATACGTAAAACAAGAGGAAGATATCTTATTAGGATATTTTACAGACGAAGCACCGGAAGTTGAAGGCGTTAGTCAAGAAAAATTAGTAAAAGTACAAGCTGAAGTTCATAAGATATTTGATGGAGAAAAATGGGTAAATGTAGATACAGTAGGATATATGGCATGCCAAGGCAGAGTAGCACATATTACTGTTGCAAAAAACCACTCTATTTTTACCGGTAATTTAATGATATCAGATTATAAAGCAAAGTAATAAAATGAAAGTAGGTTTTATAGGAATAGGTAAATTAGGAAAAGATGCTGCTGAAGTAATGTCAGAAAAACATTACATTGAAGTATATGATACTGATACAAGTATTGTGACTTCTATGAAGATGGTTGATAGTGTCGAAAAAGTATGTAAAGATAAAGATATAATATTCATAGCAGTACCAACACCTCATGACCCAGACTATGACGGAAGGTACCCTACTTCCCATTTACCAAATAAGGATTTTGATTACTCAATAGTAAAAGAAGTCTTAACTAAAGTTAATAAGCATACAAACTTAAACCAACTTGTAGTACTAATCTCTACAGTACTCCCGGGGACTATTAGAAGAGAGTTTATACCACTAGTTAAAAACTTTAGATTTATATATAATCCCTACCTGATTGCAATGGGGACCGTTAAGTATGATATGGTTAATCCAGAAATGGTAATTATAGGTACCGAAGATGGATCAGAAACAGGAGATGCAAAACTACTTACAGATTTTTATTCTACTTTTATAAATCCGTCTACTAGAATAGAAATAGGAACCTGGGATGAAGCAGAATCAATAAAAATATTTTACAATACGTTTATCTCAACCAAAGTAGCGCTTGTTAATATGATACAAGATGTAGCAGAGAAGAACGGAAATATAGACACAGATATAGTAACAGGAGCATTAGAGAGAAGTACAAAGAGAATATTAGGACCTGCTTACATGAAAGCTGGAATGGGAGACGGTGGCGGCTGTCATCCTAGAGATAATATTGCATTAAGATTTTTAGCGGAAAAGTTGAAATTAGGTTACGACTTATTTGACTCAATTATGAAAGCTAGAGAAAAGCAAGCAAAAAATCTAGCAAATAAGTTGGTTCTTTACGCAAAACTTCATAAATTACCCGTAATAATATTAGGTAAGTCTTATAAACCAGGAGTACACTATGAAGACGGGTCTTCTTCAATACTAGTTGGACATTATGTAGAAGAGCAAGGTTATAAAGTTTTATACGATATTGAAGAACCTATTGAGGGAATATACTTATTAGGTCATTATAAGAAACATCATGATTTTGATTTTCCTAAAGGATCAGTGATAGTAGATCCTTGGAGAGAATATACATCAAAGATAAACAGAGTAATACATTACGGTAATACTAGAAGGTTAAATGGCTAAAGCGGTTATAATATCAGGACTTCTAACCAACTTTTCAGATAACTTTATAAAATTTATAGAAGAGCTGGAAGAAGAAGTCCACACATACGTACATACTTGGAATACTCCTGATAATTTAAGATGGGTTAATAAGTTGATGAGACATCAACATAAGACTAGGATTACAATTAATATGGAAGTTCCGATGTATGAAGAAAAGAAGTATCTAATACTACACTCTACATACCAAGCTGCAAACTTAATAAACAACTTATACGATTATTCTACTATTATTAAATTTAAACCAGATTTAGAGACAGACCGTATAGAATATAATAAGAACGTAGAGCAGTATTTTATAGAAGCTGCTATACATGCACATCCATTATTAAATGGTAGAAAGAAAGAAGAGTTTATTTATGGAAGATACTTATATAAGACGTTAGATGAAAGAATGTTTACTACCTATCCAGAAGGTATAGAGAAGTTATTTAAAAGAAGCTATACCGATTTTTTTGATGATATCTTCGCACTTGATTCCTACCTTAAAAAAAAGTATGTAGAAAACTACGAAGGGAGCATCCTTTGGACTAATTATATAAAAGAAAGAAAGCTAGGAATTATACAAGACCTAACTCTCAAATTATCAAATTGTAAAAACTAAAAAGTTATAAAAATGTCACAAGACCAAAAGTTACAACAAGAAGAGATTGATAGTATTAAGATGATACAGTCTCAAAAGATTAAATTAAACGAGGAATTAGCAGCAATTACGTTAGCTGAATTTGAGTTAAAGACTCGTAAACAAGCAGCAGAGAATTTTTATAATTCACTAAAAGAAGCAGAAAAATCTATTGCAGCAGAGTTACAAACTAAATACGGATTTCAAAAAGTTCATCTGAATTTAGAAACAGGAGATATAACGGAAGCTTAAAAATAATAGATAAGGTGTTTCATCTGAATATACCTATTTATATACGTAGTTAAATTAAATCTTTTGAAAAGGGTTTCGAATTTATTAAGATATTTATTTTAGAACCCAACTAACAAATAATAGAGACATGGCAGAAACATTAATTTCACCAGGTGTATTAACGAGAGAAAATGATATTTCGTTTATCCAACCACAAGCGGCTGCGGTAGGTGCAGCGTTTATTGGTCCAACAGTAAAAGGCCCGGTAGAGCAACCTATAGTAGTAACTTCTTACGGACAGTATCAAAGATTATTTGGAACCACGATCACATCTGGTTCTAATAGCTATGAATACTTAACATCAATTGCAGTAAAGAGCTACTTTGAACAAGGAGGAAACACAGCATTAGTAACTAGAGTAGTATCTGGTTCTTATACACCTGCTTCTAACACAACCTTAGCTACAGCAGGCGGATCAGTTACTAACCCTTTCCGTTTAGAAACATTAGGAAAAGGAGACATATATAATAACGCAACAGGTTCAAACGCTGGAACAGCTGTAACAAACACAGACGGTTCAATTGCTTTAGGTAAAACAGATAATATCAGATTCGAAATTACAAATGTTAATAGCGATAACGGTACATTCTCATTGTTAGTACGTAGAGGGGACGATAGTGCAAAGAACAAGATTATCTTAGAAACCTTTAATGATTTATCATTAGATCCAAACTCAGAAAATTACATCGAGAGAGTAATCGGTAACCAAACTGTATCTAAAACAGTTGAAGGTTCAGAAGTATTCGTAAGCGTAACTGGAGAGTATGCTAATAAGTCTAACTACATTAGAGTAAGTGCGGTAAATAACCCAACTTTAAACTACTTAGCAAATGACGGTATAACTGTTAATAATAGCTACGATGATTTACTCCCAACAGCACAGTTAGGTTACTTCTTCGGCGCAACAGGTACTGCATTCCCAGGAGGTAGAAAAGCTAACTTCTTTAAGAATATTACAAACGTAGATACACAAGGTTTAATAGCAACTAACTATGCAGATGCTATCTCAATCTTAAATAATAAAGACGAATACCAATTCAATATTGTAACAGCTCCAGGTCTAGTTTACGACTTCGGTACTCACAAGACACAATTAGATTCTATCATCTCATTAGTAGAAGGTAGAGGAGATGCAATCGCAGTAATTGACTTAGAGCAATACGGTGCTACAGTATCAAACGTAACAGCAGCAGCAGGAACAGTTAACTCTTCTTATGCAGCTTCTTACTGGCCTTGGTTACAAACTCAATCTGCTACAGGTAAGAACGAATGGGTTCCTGCTTCAACAGTTATCCCAGGTGTTTATGCTTTCACTGATAGTGCAGCTGCTCCTTGGTTCGCTCCAGCAGGTTTAGTTAAAGGAGGTATTCCTAACGTAATCCAAGCAGAACGTAAAGTTAGCCGTGAGCAACGTGATTTATTATATCGTGCTAATGTTAACCCAATTGCTACATTCCCTGGACAAGGTATTGCAGTATATGGTCAGAAGACTTTACAGAAGAAAGCTTCAGCTTTAGATAGAGTAAACGTTCGCCGTTTATTGATCGAATTGAAACGCTTCATCGGAGGTCAGGCTAATAACTTAGTATTCGAACAAAACACAATCGCTACAAGAAACAAATTCTTAGCAATCGTTAACCCTTACTTAGAATCAGTAGTTCAACGTCAAGGTTTATTCGCTTACAGAGTGGTAATGGATGATTCTAACAATACAGCTGATATCGTAGATAGAAATCAGATTATTGGTCAGATCTTTATCCAACCAGCTAAGACTGCAGAATTCGTAGTACTTGACTTCACAATTGAACCAACAGGTGCAACATTTGTAGCATAATTAAAATAATTGATATTTATATAAAACAGATAATAAAATGGCAGTATTAGATTCTAACGAAATTATGTTCAGAGCCTTCGAACCGAAGGTACAGAATAGATTTATCCTATACAGTGACGCTATACCATCATTCATGGTTAAAGCGGTAACTGCACCATCTTTCACAGATGAGGAGATCAAATTAGATCACATCAACTCTTATAGAAAGATTCGTGGAAAAAGAAACTGGGAAAACATGGATATGACATTGTACGATCCAATTAACCCATCAGGCGCTCAAGCAGTAATGGACTGGGCTCGTCAATCATACGAATCAGTAACCGGTAGAGCTGGTTATTCAGATTTCTACAAGAAAGATTTGACTTTGAATCTTTTAGGACCAGTAGGTGATATCGTATCAGAGTGGATCGTTAAAGGAGCATTTATCGTAAACATGGCCCAAGGTTCTTTGGACTGGTCAACTAGCGAAGGTGTTGAATTAACAATCACTGTAGCGATGGACTACTGCGTACTTAACTACTAATCTGCCTGAAATATATAAAAAAAGAGCCCGGAAAAATAATTCCGGGTTTTTTGTTGCTTTCAAAAGTTATTTTTCATATATTTATATGAAATAACGTTATTTAAAATAAAATTTATGGATCAAACACAAAAATTCCCTACAGAAATTGTAGATCTTCCGTCAAAAGGATTGCTTTACCCTGTAGACCATCCACTAGCATCAGGTACCGTAGAAATGAAGTACATGACTGCTAAAGAAGAAGACATTCTTACTAACCAAAGCTTTATCGAAAGAGGAGTTGTAATTGACAAGTTATTACAGTCTTTGATTGTAACCAAGTTTAGCTACGACGATCTTTTAGTAGGAGACAAGAATGCTATCTTAATTGCAGCAAGAATACTAGGATACGGTAAAGACTATGAATTTACTTACCAAGGGCAAAAAGAAAACGTAGATTTATCTTTGATTGAGAATAAGGCTTTTGATGAGAGTTTATTTGCAGATAGAAAGAATGAATTTACTTTTGAATTACCATCTACAGGTAACACAATTACATTTAAGTTACTTACTCATGGTGATGAACAGAAAATTCAACAAGAGATTAAAGGTCTAAAAAAGATACAGAAGGATTCATCTCCGGACTTATCAACTAGATTGAAACATATGATTCTTTCAGTTAACGGTGCTACAGATACTAAGAGCATTAGAGACTTCGTAGATAATCACTTCTTAGCAAGAGATTCACGTGCATTTAGAAAATTTATTTCTGAGTTTCAACCAGACGTAGACTTAAAGTTCTACCCAGAAAACGGACCAGCAGGAGGGGTTGATATTCCAATTGGGGTCAGCTTTCTTTGGCCTGACGCCAACGTATAGAGCATCTATATTTAATCAGATACATGAAATAGTATTCCACGGAAAAGGTGGATATGATCATGATACTGTTTATGCAATGCCTGTATGGCTACGTAATTTTACCTTTCAGAAACTGAATGAATATTACGAAAAAGAAAAAGAAGCGATGGATAAAGCTAAGAGTAAATCACCTAGCAAATCAGCTCCAAGAGGACCTTCAGTAAGGAAACCTTCTTATAGTACTAAGGCTCGCCCATAAAGCGAGCTTTACCTATTTATATGATATAAGTACACTTAAAAAATGGGCGCAAACGACAATAGCCAGTTAGAAGAAGCAAGAAGGCTCTTACAGGAGATTAATACCTTAAGAGCTAGACTTAATCAGCAACCGTTAACATTAACGCCGGCTGATGCTGTGCAAAATATGCAAAGTTTGCGCAACGAACTGAGAGGAATCCAATCCCAATTCGGTGAAGTTGATAATACTGCAACAAGCCTGTATGATAGAGTAAGAGCAATTTCTGCTGAATTTAAAAATCAGCCTGGAGCTTTACAGAAGATTAGAGGTTCTATGAGGAAAATTACCTCTATTGCGGAAGAACTTAAACTAGAAGAACAGGGTATTAGAGATTTATCTGTAAAGCAGTTAGATGACTTATCTCAAAAATTAAAAGAAAATAAAAAGATATTAGATGATGAATCTCAGAGATTACTGAATGGAGAGGATTTATCAGACGCCGCACAAAGAGAAGTACAAGCGTTAAAAGATTTAATACAAGAACAAGGCGGTATTACTAATATGACCGGCCAACAAGTTGATGCCGCATTAGAATTAGTAAACACAATGGGTAGTTTGTCTGCAGAACAAAAAGCAGTTTTATCAAACTACATAGATCAGGGTAATGCAATTGGAGAAATTGAAAACCAGATTGAAGCCGTAAAACAACGACAAAAAGAAGTTAATTCCCTAATGGGCGTTGGAGGAGCCGTCATTGGCGGAATGGAAGGGTTGATGGGTAAGTTAGGAATTAGTGGTGGAAGATTTGGGGATGCTGTTACTGAAGCTAAAGAAAAGATGAAAGCTACTGCTGAAGCAATTCAGTCTGGAGCTCAATCTGGAGGAAAGTTAACAGTATTGATGGCTGGTCTAGGCCCGCTTGCTTCCGGTTTTGGAGCTGCATTAATGGACCCTCTTTCTTTAATCCTTAAAATAGTAGATGCTTTCTTCAAAGTAGATAAAGCAAGTACAGACGTACAGCGATTAACTGGTCAGAACGCAGATGCCATTGCAGGTGCGAATATGAGATACGCTACATCAGTAGATTATCTAGAGACAATATCAGAACTTACAAGACAGACTGGTATGAATGCTCAAAATATATTCTCACCAGATGTTATTGCGGGAGCAGCTGAATTAAAAAATACAATGGGACTTGCTGCTGATGAAGCAGGAGGTCTTGCAATGATAGCTCAGACTACTAATGGTGATATTGATGCAACAGTTGATAGCATTGTTGCAGAAACTAGTGCTTTTAATAAAGCAAATAGATCTGCAGTTAATCAGAAACAAGTCTTACAAGATGTAGCAAAAGCATCAGATGGAATTAAAGCCTCTTTAGCAGGTAACCCAAAAGCATTAGCAAACGCAGCTGCATCAGCTCGTAGACTTGGAATGGAAATGGGCAAGCTAGATCAAATAGCAAGCTCTCTTTTAGACTTTGAAGATTCTATTTCAAAAGAAATGGAAGCTGAGTTGCTTATAGGAAAAGATCTTAACTTAGAAAAAGCAAGAGAACTTGCTTTAAATAACGATTTAGCCGGTTTAGGTGATGAGTTATTTAAAAATGCAGCAGACCTTAATGAATTCGGTAATATGAACCGTATTCAACAAGAGTCTTATGCCGCTGCTTTAGGTATGACTAGAGATGAACTAGGTAAGATAGCATACCAGAAAGCAATTGAAGCAGGGATGACAGAAGAACAAGCCGCCGCAGCTGCTGGAGTAAATGCAGAAGATATGAAAAGAGCTGAAATTCAAGAGCAGATACAAAAGTCTCTTGATAAATTAGCTCAAGCTTTCGCACCTATCTTAAGTATTATAGGAGATATTGTTAGTATATTTGCACCTGTTGTACAAATTTTAGGAGGAATTATAGGACATGTTGTTAAGTTTCTAGATACATTAGGTATTATAAAGCCTTTAGTTATAGGTATCGTAGTTGCTTTAGCAGGAGCTAAAATAGCTAGCTTCTTTGGATCCGCAGCTTCCGGCGCTATGAAATTTGCTGAATCATTAAAAGGAATGGATTTCTCTCTTAGTGGAATGATGGACTCAGTTAAAAGCTGGGGATCTAGTATTAAAGATGCCTTCACAGGCGGAATGAGCGGAGCTAGTGAGTTAACAGAGACTATTACTGAAGCACCAGATGTAGTTAGCGAACTACCTGAAACTGTTACCGGTGGGGTAGATAGAACCGTTGAAGCATCTAATTCAGCTTCCGAAGCAGAAGAACCAAAATCATCAGGAGAAAAATTAAAAGAATTCTTTACCAATTTAGCAGCTGGCTTAAAAGAAATGGCTAGTATGCAAGTAGTAGGAGGTGCATTAGCATTGATTCCTGCTTCAATAGGTTTAATAGCATTTGCACCTGGATACCTTGGTGCTAAATTAATAGAAAGACTAGATGGAGAGAAGGTAAAGACAGGTTTAATAGGTTTAGCTACAGGTCTAAAAGAAATGGCTAGTGTAGAGGTACTTGCAGGAGCTGGTGCTTTAATTGTCGCTTCAATAGGATTGATAGGGTTTATACCGGGCTTCTTAGGCGCTAAATTGCTAGAGAATCTAGATGGAGAAAGAGTCAAAACATCTTTATCAGGATTAGCAGAAGGTTTAACATCGATGGGTACTGGGTCAGTTCTTATGGGAGCTGGAGCATTAGTAATAGCAGCTGGAGCATTTATATTATCAATAGTCGGTATACCTGGTATGTTGGCAATAGGATCTTTAGGTTCTTCAACTGCAACAGGATTAACAGCATTAGCAGGTGGATTGCAGAGTATGTCTAGTACTTTTGCAGGTGTAGGAGCTCTAGCTCTTACTGCCGGAACATTTATATTAATGCTAGGAGCTATTCCTGGAATGTTATTTGTTGCATTAACTGGTTCAATGGTAGCTGCTGGTTTAACAGCGTTATCAACAGGGTTAACAGCTTTCGGAACAGCAGCAGCTAATCCAATGTTGTGGTTAGGTATATTAGCCCTAGGAGCTTTTGGCCTTGCAATGATACCTTTAACATTCGCAATCAGTTTATTAGCACCAGCAATTGAAGCTATAGGTAATGTAATAATGAAAGTAATGGCAGGTATACCGCCAATAATTACAGCAGTAGCAGACGGATTTGTTAAATTGATGGGTGCTATTTCGCTAGATAATATTGCGGCTTTCTTCTTATTAGGACCGGCTCTTGCATCAGCAGCAATTGGTATAGCCGCATTTGGTATTGCTCTTACAGCAGCTAGCGTAGGAGGAGGAATTAGTTCATTATTAGGGGGTGGTATTCTAGCTGACTTACAGACGTTAGTAGAAATGGCAGGACCTTTGCAAGCAGTTGCAGGATCTCTAACAGCAATAGCCGCCGCTTTAGGAGGAATTGGATTAGCTCTAGCAACGATGGAAACTGAGAAGCTACAGGAGATGCAATCTTTAATCATGACAGCAGCCTTTGCAGCACCAGCTGTTGCAGCCGTAGGAGCAATTGGAGATATGATATCAGGTATAGCAGGTGGAGGCGGAGAAGAAGCAGCTAAAGCAGAAAGTAATGAAAAGTTGATTGCAAAAATCGATGAATTGATAGTAGCAGTTAAACAAGGTAAGAATATTAATATGGACGGTAGAAGAGTAGGCGGAACATTACAAGCAGCTGCTACCAATACCTAATAACAAACTATTTATAAACGAACTATTAAATTAAAAACAATGAAAGGAATTTTAGACAACCAAACTCCAAATTCTAGATTAGGATTGAAGGGTAAGACTCCAAAAGTACCAGTAGGTGCAACAGGGAAATCTACTCAACACAAGACTTCTTCTATTAACAACATACCGGAGTTTACAAAAGCAACTTCAGGTTTAGACCTAAACGGTGCTACACCTTCTAAGTATTTAGATAATCCTCCAGTTTAAGTATGCCTTTACTACCTCTTCAGACTAATCTTAAGAGTTTAAAGTACGGAGACGCAGGGCCTTATATTGAAAAAGATATAAATAACCCACCTCGGTATAATGTAATAGGTAATGAAGTAACTGCACGAGTAGATGATCTTAGAAGAATAAGTAAACTACTAGTTGATACTCCTGGATTAAAGTGGACTTTACATCAAGCAACATTAAACCTTGCTTATAATGAAAAGAAAGGCTTTGGGAGAAAGTTACTAAATAGCCTAGGCAATACCGCAAAAGTCATCGGTAGTACTTTAGCTCAGGTACCTGTAAATGGAACAGGTACTCACTTTGTTATTGGCTTTGGAGGCAACGAATACTTAAAACAAGGCGGGCAAAGAAGTACCTGGTTAGACAGGTTCTTAAAAACAACAGCAGGTACAGGTGGTGTAAACGGAGCAAAAAGCGTATTAAATGGGAAAAATGTAATCCTTGACCATAGAGGTGAAGAAGGTTACAGACCTATGATAGATACTCAGTTTACTGATGAGATTAAGAATGTAGATGCTCGACCTATTGATATTGCACAAAGTTACATTAAACAAGATGGAAGCGTACTTGCAAGAGAGAATGGAAAAGTAATACCGGATAATACTGGTTTAGAAGGGTACAGAACACCAAACGAAGGTTTAGATAGGATTGATCAAGAGTTAAAAGTAAACATTGATGATACCTATGTAAGACAGGATGGTAGAAATCTTTTAAAAGGATCAGAAGGTCTAAGTACAGATATAACTGTACCAACGAGACTAGAAAATGATTCTCCGGGAGATGTAATTGAAAAGTTTCAAACACCTTTAGCGGACTTAAAAACAGAAGAAGCAGCAAAGTATGATATTACTGCTGCTCGAACTAGAGATAATAAAGATCCTTTCCAGAAATCTACAAATAAGCTTAATCCTCAAGAAGCAGAGGGTACAACTACAACTAAGACTCCTAAAGTTGGTGCAGCTGTAAAAGATAATAAGTTAGAACCCTACTTAAAACCAGGTGGAGAAATCAACCAGGGTACAAATGCACCTGGAAAAACAGCTTCTGGATTAGGTAACGGCGCAGTAGTTCGAGATTTTAAAGCAAAAGGATCAACTAGCTCTTCAACAAAAACAATTGCTGCTAAAGATAGTGTACGTAAAGAAAAAGAAGCAAAAGGTGCAGAAGTAGAAAGGAATGAAGAAATGATACCTTTCATGTTCACTATAGTAACACCAGAAGCTAGAGAGACATTACATTTTTGGGCGTACCTAGATAGTTTATCAGATAACTTTAATGCTACATGGACTGGTCAAAAATATGTAGGACGTGCTGAATCGTTCTACAATTACGGAGGCTTTGAAAGAAAAGCTTCAATGGGCTTTAAAGTAGCAGGACAGAATTATAAAGAATTAGAATTATATTACACAAGACTTAATAAGCTAGCTTCAGCAACAGCACCAACATACGGCTCAGGTAAGATTTTTATGAGAGGAACTTATGTTATTTTAGATATAGGTTCTTATTTTTCAAAACAACCAGTGTTGTTAAATAGCGTAGGAATAACTTGGGATGTTGCTACACCATGGGAAATAGATGGTGAACTACAAGGGCTTGAAGAAGTACCACATATGTTAACTGTCGCTCTTGATATGACAGTAATTCATACATTTACACCAACAGTAGCAACAACAGGTAAAGAATATTTTGGATTTAAGCGATAAATTTCGTAAATTTAAGTAATGAATAGATACCAGCTTATAGGGGAATACAAAACAGTAGATGGAGTACGATACAAACGTAACCCTATCTATCCTGATATTCCGGAACATGAAGATGATTTCTATGTTATAACCACAGGAGGAGATCGATACGATACATTAGCTTTACAATACTATAAAGATTCTTCTTTATGGTGGATTATTGCAAGTGCTAATACACATAGTAGATTTAACTTAATACCAACACCTGGAGTACAACTTAGAATTCCACATGATAAAGATGCTGTATTATTATCCTTTGAAAAGGTAAATAGAGAACGATAATGGGAAAGTTTTTAGGAGGTACTATACAAGACGGCGTAGCTGCTCAGCTACAAGCAAGAACTAATTACTTAAAAGCAGGTAAGTTTGAAAATGGACTTTCTGCATTACACGGTACTTCTCCTTTTATAAATTTATATTCAAGTGTTTACGGGTCTGACTATGATGCAGGTGTGTTTAAATTAGAAGGAGGGTTAGCTTTTCAAAATGATATTATTTCAGGAAACCCTGTAGGTTATAGCGGATACGTAGGAGATGATCAGAGAAGTTTTACCCCTAAACCAGGTATTACAGATGCAAAAGTAAAAACAAAAGGAACATTCGGTGCCTTAAGAGATGTAGAAGTAACAGTAAAAGCGTTTAATGTAGCAGATTTTAATGCAATTTACGATTTGTATTGTCGCCCAGGATTTAGTTTTCTCTTAGAATGGGGACATAGCATGTACATAGATGACGACGGTAACCAAAAAACAATGCAACATAGAGCAGCTGCCAGTAAGTTTATAGTCGGGGGGAAGTACGAGGATATTATGGCTGCAATAAGAGTCGGAAGAACTAGTACAAACTATAACTATGATGCAATAGTTGCAATATGTAAAAACTTTAACTGGACTTTCAATTCAGACGGGTCTTATGATATAAATTTAAGCTTAATATCAAAAGGAGAGGTAATTGAATCAATTAAGTCATCTTTTGACCCAAGTATGGTTGAAACAACCGCAGCAAACTTAGTATTAGGTTTTAATGACAAGTCTGAAAGAAAAAGTATACTCCACTACTTTTGTAAACGATTAGAATTATCTCAAGTAACAGGAGAAATGAATGGAGCAGCTTGCGTTTCAGCAATCGCAAAAACATCACCAGGTTTTGCCAGTCTATTAAAACCAGCAGACTGTTATGCAGCTGCTGCCGCCGGATTTGATATAAAATCACCTACAAGTTTCTTTGACGAAGATACAACATTTATTTATGTTAGTTTAAGAACTGTATTAGCTGTTTTAAATGCATCAATGATGTGGGTAGGTAGGGAACAAAGAGCTGTTACATTTCAAACACAACCTACTAAAGACGGGTATAACAACTACTTTACACACCCATTACACCACAGTATAAACCCTTTTGTATGTGTTACACCTAACTTAAATGCAAATAACGCTTTTTGGGAATCAAAACCAGCAGGTGAAGCATTACATTCAAGTATAACCGCTACACTAGGAAAAGCATCAGATGATATACTAAATATATGTGTTTCTAATTTATACCTTTACGAAAAATTAGATGCAATTTACGATGATGACCAGGCAAAAGAAAACGAACCGGGAGTTTTTGATGTAGTAAAGTCGATATTAGGAGGAGTAGGAGAAGCACTTGGCGGTATTAATGAGTTTGATTTGAACTATGATGAAGAAGCAGATGAATGGGCTATCGTAGATAGAAAATGTAAACTTACTGGAAAAGCAAAAACTCCAACACCTATTGATTTAGTTGGATTAGGTTCTTTTGCTTATGATTTTAAAACTGAATCTAAAATTACTAATAAGTTAGCAAGCCAGGTTTCAATCGGTGCACAAGCATCAGGAACTGGTACAAAACAGCAGGTAGCGGAAATGCTACAGTGGAATAGAGGTCATAGAGATAAAATTTTTCCAAGAAAAAACGAAGGTAAATCACAGGCAGGTCCGGATGAGGATGTAATAAAGAAAGAAGCAGAAACTAAAGCAGAATGGAACGATAGGTGTAAAGAAGCTTTTGACAAGTTTAATGGAAAGGGTATTTTTACCGATCAACAATATGACCCAGATTTATTTAAAGGTATTCAATCCGGGCATCAGAAGTATCAATCTCAATTAGTATCTATTGTATGTAATGATGCTATGCCAGCACCAGGTACTATCCCGGTAGAATTATCATTCACATTACATGGGATAGGAGGATTTAGAATAGGAGAAACATTTAAACTTTCTGACGCTTCAAGTAAGGTATTACCTAGAGTATATTCACAAGGTTCTATAGGATTTATTATTACAAAGGTAGACCATAGTATAGGTGATTCAGGTTGGAAGACCGAAGTCGGGGCTTTAATGTACAACTTAACTAACCTCAAAGGAGCTGGCGGAGCAGGGCTTGCAGGATTATATAGTAAATCTGCAGGTACAGTACAGCCACTACCACCACCAGCACCAAAAGATGATAGTGTAGTAGATCCTAATGCTACGGATCAATTACAAAATCAAACCGCATTAGGAACAAACGTTTCGTATGATGCAGTTAAGGCAGCTGTTCTAAACAAGAAATACCAATGGTATAGCGGTGAATTGCAGTTGAATATAGTTGGTGTACGAAACACAGCTGGTCAGATAAGTGATGGTGCAGGAGGTGTAAAACACCCTTTGACTAATAGATTTACAGATATTGTAATTGTAGCGTGGATAGAAAAAGGACAGAAATTCGCAGAAAGCTACCCAGCAACTACTGTGCCTGGAGCAAGCTGGTCTTTATCTACAAATAGAAAATTTGCTTCATCAGGCGGAAAAAATCCAAATGGAGTTGGTATTATGAAAGAGAAGCAATTCATAAACCAGTATACAAAAGGTATGCACCATGGAGGAAGTAAATCACCACACCTTGCTTTAAGATCAGTCTCAGGACAATCTGCACATAGAGATAAAAACTATAGTGATAACTGGCTTACTTTAGCAGTATCACCAGTTGGCTCATTAGGTAAAAATCTAGCAGGTCTATTTAGTGATGGAGGTGGTATGCAACTACACAACTCAGGAGCATCAACAGCAGCAAACAAGACGGTTGATAACTGGTCAGCAGGTTGCCAAGTATTTGCAAATTTAAAACAGCATAATAGGTTAATGGAGTTAGTACTTAAGAGCGAAAAAGCAACAAAATCAAATAAGTTTTCTTATGTCCTTCTCAATAATAAAGAAATAAGAATATAAGATGGCAGATATTAAAAGCGACATATTAAGTTACGTACCAGGATCTCAGTACGTTATTGAAGCACTTGGACAAGCTACAGGAGAAGCTTCTAATGAGTATGCTAAATATACTGATTTGCTAAACCAACCGGTAGAGGATTTAGTCGGTGTAGCAACCTCTTGGGGGAGTAAATATAAATTAGCTTTTGAAGATCTAAAAAAAGGAAATTTTGCGAAAGCTACATTACTTCTTGAAAATGTAGGCTCGAATCCTGCATACAATATGGTACCTCCGGGTATTAAGAATAAATCTACAGAATTTTTCTACTACCCTAAACCAACTGAAGAAGATTACATACAGGGAACTTTTAGAAGATACTTTTTACAAGATGTAAGAAGCGGCGAAATAAAAGAGATAAACTCAGAAACATATAAAAATATTGCAAATAAAGGATACTACAGAAGAACTAAGTTAGAGTGGAACCTCTTAGGACCCTCCGAAGATGAAACAGTTAATGGATACATTTATCCTGGAGCGGTAGCTAGGAATAGAGACGTTGTATCACAGGCAGAAGAAGTTATTCCTGGAATGACTGAATTCCTTTCTGACTTAAAACAGTTTGTAGTAGAAGAAGCTTCTAAATTTAAGCAATTAAAGAAAGAAAAAAGCGAAGTAACTACATTAGAGTCACAAGGACTTACGATAACCGGAGTGACTAATAAGAAAGTAATAGAAGAAGAACAGCTACCTCCATTACCACCACTTCCAGACTCTGAAGTAAGTGCAGGAGAAGCCGCAGCTACTGAAGGAAGTCAAAGTGCAGATTCTACATCAGCATATGCGAAGTCATTAACATGGTACCAAGCACAAGTAGGTAACCCTAGTGCGGAAAGATCTTGTGGTTCATTTGTACCGGTAAGTATGAAACTCTACAATCAAGAAGGACCATTACTAGATGATGAAGGTAATCCTAAAAAGGATGTTGTATATTACAGAACTAAAAATGCCGTTAAAGGTAATATTTACCAACCTGTTAGAAGAATACCTAGCCTTAATCCAAAAATTCAATCTCCAGAATCTTTTAATCTTTTCTACACTATTCGCGTAGAAGGATACGGGGATTACACAGCAAGAATTGATAGAGAAGGAAAACTTTATGATATAAAGCAATGTTAAGTTTGATCTTAACAGATTAGTTCGTATCTTAAGTAAAAGGTTATAAGAAATGTTTTATATAGTAGAGAATAAACAGCAGCTAGATAGGCTCCGTAGTTACCCGGATGTAGACGTATATGTAGATGTAATTTCATCTAACGACTACTTTCATCCTAAATTCACAACAACCGTAGCAGTTTACATAAGACCCCTAGATGAATCTGGAGGGTATATCATTCCTATTAACCATGACGAAGGTTTAAATGTAAATAAAGAGGAAGTATTTGAGTTACTAAAAGCATATCAAAGAGTTTACGTACTAGATAAAAAGAACTTATTATATCATTTCCCTCTTATAGATGCAATAGATATAAACTTATGGAGAGCTTTTTGGTACTACGATAAGATAGAACTTCCGAGTAAATTATCAACAATAAACTGGTTCTATAATAGGTTTAAAGATTTTGATAATATTAATCAGATAGTACCTTTGTCTAAATTACACGAACAAAGTGAAAAGGTATTTGATGCAATCGAAAAGTATATAGAAGAACCTAAAGATGTTACTTTTAAATTCTATAACGACATTGCTGTAAAAGTCTTTTACTTACTAGAACAACACGGACTTAGAGTAGTATACCAGCCATTTGTAGACTTATTTAAGCCAAATACACCAAAGTATAACATAAAAGATAATATTACCTACACATATTACAATCTATATAATAGTACATCTAGACCAACTAATGCTTTTAATAGTGTGAACTTCGCCGCTATACCAAAAGGAGAAGAGTTTAGAAAAGCTATTATACCACAGTATGATTGCTTTGTAGAATTTGACTTTGATGGATATCATTTAAGATTACTATCAGAACAGATTGACTTTAAGATAGAAGGAGAATCTGCTCACAAAGCTTTAGGTAAGTATTACTTTGGTAAAGAGGATTTAACA